GCGGTTGTTACTATTTCGTTTGCAGTTCCTAAAACTGAAAAGTTTTGAGTACTTAAAAGAACCGAACCTGTTCCACTTGTTCCTATAAAATTTAATGTGTTTGAAAGGCTATCATTTTGCCAAGTTAAAACACCCGATCCATTGGTTTTTAAAACTTGATTCGCTGACCCATCTGCATTTGGGAAACTATAAGCATTATAAAAATTAATACCAGTAGTTGAAAGATACAACTGTGATCCATTTCCACTTCCATCTGTAATTTGTGCAAGTGATGATGTGATAATTCCGTTGCTTGTGGTTTTTAATAACCCTTGATATGTTGCTGATATTTGCTGATTAAATAAACTAGCCATTCTTTTTTAGTTTTAGTAAAAACCTTTTTAATTTTTTAATGTTTTCTTCCTTCGGTTTGTAATTCACAGAACCCATCCGTTAAAAGTTGCGTCATAACTGGGGTAAATATCATCATTTGTGTTTGTGGTGTATTCGGGAAACTTTGACTGATTAAAACACATGTGATCTATAAACCTTCTAGCATACCACTCACCGTGTGTTCTTGCTTTTTCCACTAGATAGTCCACTTCTGTTTTACTGACCGTCTCAGCGTTTTCTGAAGTATGTTTAAACACCCCCCCATTCTTTACTTGGTAAGCAGCAAATGGAAGATAATCCACTTGGGCAAACCAAATTAATGTGGGTTGAATAAAATCTTGTAAAAGAAGTTTATAATCAGCAAAGGGGGCAGTGTCTATGTCTCCATTTCCTATTATGGTTGTAAATTTATCGTACAATTTTGAGCCTAAATAATTTTGAATGTTTATCTGTTGGCTGATTTTTATAAATTGTATGAATTTGTCTGTGTCAACATTGCCATCTAAGATAGAATTTCTGACTAAGTCGGTGCGATTTATGAATAATACTGTTGCCATTTTCTATTTCTTTTTAGTTGGATATGCTCCTTCATTTGGCATATTTACCGGTGCTATTGCTGCGTCTTTCCATCCTTTGGGTTTTGGCTTATAGCTTTTTGGAACGCTTTTTACTTTGTTGTAATCCTTTAGTTTATCGCTTTTTTCTGTACCTTTTTTAAGCCTATATAACTGCTCTTTCCAAGCGTGTCGACAATAGATGCCACCTTTGAATTTAAATAGGCTGTAAGCCTTCCCTTTGTGTCCTAGTTGTTTGTTTACACCTTCGGCACTAGCTTTGTCAATTTCTTCAATTCTGTATATAACACCGCTTTTTGCAATAGCCATCATATTTTGACAAAACTGTCTTGATTTGTTTCCTTCTTCGTTTGGCTTTCTAGATTTTTTAATATACTTATATCTTACTTTGTATAATCCTTTATCTAGAACACTAAAAATGTTTTCTTTATTAACACCACTCACATAATTAGAAGTGGGTTTTTTTATTTCATCAGCTAATTTTCTAAATAATGATCTTTTGGGTTTAATTAATTTTGATGCCCATTCTTCTATAGGTTCAGTTGCTCCTTCATCCCTTTCATCTACTAATTCCCACTCATCTGTGATAACTTCACCTTCTAATTCAGCAAGTATTTCATCACCCATTTCATCTGTTAATTCGGGTGTCTCTTCACTTGCTTTTATGGGTACACAATTAGGAACTTTTTTACCGTTTTTGGTTTTCATTCCTATCATTTCATACCCATCATAACAGGGCTTTTTAAGATCAATAGCTTCATCATGTGATTCACAAGGCATAAACCATTCTTTGTCATCCTCCATGTGTGTATGGTGTCCCTCACACCCCATAATTTCAGCCATTTTTTCAGCTTCTTCTATGGTTTCAAAAGCCACAGTTCCATCAATTTCTTTTAAACTGATTCCCATGTTTTCCTTAATGTACCCACAAATCTTAGGGGCTGCCGTTGCACCGTATTTTGCGGTTTGTTCTTTTATGCACTTATCCCAAGGATAGGCTTTTAATGACATTTGTACACCTGTTTCTTCCTCAACGTCTTCTTGGCTTTGTATTGTTGTGTCAACTTCTGTAAATTCTAACGGTTGCAAGGTGACAAAATAAAGATTTAAAGCAATATTATTATACGCTAGTATTTCATCAAATGCATCAATCATAAGTTCTTGAAATGGACGGATTACAGTGTTGTCCATTAAAAGACTTGCAGTCTTTATTTCTTCAGCATTATTTCCTAATCCGCTATTATCTTTAATACCCAAAAGCATAGGTGACACAATGCGATGTGAAACCATTATTTTTTGTGTAGCTTCAGTAGAAAGGAATTGATAAGTGTTATGTGCATCACTTAATTGAATCGGTGTCACATCAGCAGCAGATTCTTTATCTGCGTTAAAACTTAGGATAAATTTACCTGCATTACTTGTTCCCGAAAACTTAGATGCTATTTTGCTTTCTAGTAATTGCCGTTCTTCTTGGTTTGGTATCCCATTATTCATATTAATGAGCATATTGGGACTAAAACTGTTTCGAATGTTGTTTATATGAAAGTTGCTTACTTGCTCTTCAGCCTCACAGTATTGAATCCCTCCGGCATAGTCAACTGGACTATAATAGTAGAACCCTGCTTTGTATGGCTTTATATAAAAAATTTCAATATTATCTTTTGACATTCCAAATGCCGGTATTCTCAAAGGTTCATCTGATGGTTTAATGTTTGCCCAATCTTTAAAATAGTAATAAGCAGGTATATCACCTTTTTCATTTGCCTTTTCTGCCCTTAAAGTCTCAATTGGAAAATGTTCAACTTTAACAATCTTCTTCCTATCCTTAGAATAGATTATTTGTGCTGCACATTGCCCCATTAATTTAAGATCATAACACAATTTTCTTACAACATTCTTCCCAAACATTGAAACCATTTGCGCATACTGATCGGGTTTTCTATTTGCGTTTGTTGCGTTTAATCCCTTACCGTAAATGGCAGAACTTATTCCATTAATAGCTGCATTATTTGTAGGTGATCCCATAAAACGATCAATAAGGAAACCAAAATAGTTGTTATCCCTGCCGTAATCAACCCAACTTTTATTTTTTACTTCAATTACTTCCGGTGAAGTATATGTGCTTAAATTAATCACACCAATATTTGCTTGTTGTGTCACACCTTTGGGTAAGTTTTTATTGTTTCTTTTCATGTTACTATGTATTCATTATTAAAAGAATCATCCGTTGTAAACTGCCCTTTATTTAATTTGTAATAATCATTATTAACTTGATTAATCGTTTGATCAGTGCAAAATATTCGATCCTTAAAAATTATGTTTGTTCCCACATAAAGCGTCATATCATAAAAATGATTTTCAACTAGAATGGGTGAAAATATATTCTGATAAGTAACATAATTACCCGACACACTTGCACCAGTAATATTATATGTCACAGTCACATTTGTGCTATCGTCTCTTATACTCATTGTAAATGCGGTTAAAGAATAATCCCTTGGTATTACCTTAAATGTTTGTGCAATTGCTGATGTTGTTAGTACAATCATACCTATATAACGCAAAAAAAGATAGATTTTGTTTTAAGAACCACACCCCACACAATCAATTTCCGATGAACACGGTTTAGAACCACTTACTTTCATTTTTAAATTATGTATTTTATCTTTTATTTCCATATCATTAAACATATTACCGGTTAATTGTGATTCTAAAAATTGAATTTGATTGTGTATTTCTTGCATCTATTTAAGATTTGAAAGTTAAAAAATGTGAAAATAAGACAAAAAAAAAGCACCCCCCCAAAGAGATGCTTTTACTAGAAGAGAATAATTAATTAAGGTGATACCGTAGCAGTAGGATCAATTTTTGTTCCTTGTGTTGCTCCAGTTATCAATGCTGGTGTAATGAATGTAGCAGGATCAACTTCTTGACCTACTAATGTCATAGTGAAACCACTTAGATCACCGGGTTGTGTGCCTGTGCCTATTGTTCCCCCTGTCATTTCCATTCCATTTTCCAATCCTGCAATGAACATATTACCATAATAGTCTTCAACCGCCACACTAGGACGCCCCCAAGCAATCAGCTTGATCTGCTCTTGTGTTGGTGAATCTAGATAAGTTAAAGTTAAGCTAAGCGTTTGTTCATAAAATGTAGTCCCGGTTTCCCTAGAACTATTTATAGCAGTTTCTAATGATGATGTATTTTTAACATCATATTCATACACTGTCGGAGATGCTCCGGATGCTAATGCAGTAATCTTCCCAAGCGTATATGTTGGGGGTGCATTATCAGTTCCATTTAAGTCATCTAAGTCAAAAAAGTAAGCAGCCTTGATTCCTCCAAATCCTGCTTTGCAAGGAAGTACTCTCCCTGCGGTTACGTTACAAGCCATATTTTTTTTGTTTTAATAAAAAAGGGGTAGATAGACATTCCCACCTACCCCTTGTTTATGGTTAAAATTTATTATGAATAAAAAACAACATCAGAACCAATTCCCACGGCTACACCTGCGGTATAACGCATTACAAATCTGCAATTTTGGCTTCCGTCAATTTCTGACATGTCAATTATGCGTAATTCTTGTAAATCATTTAGTAAACCAGTTCCAAAAAACAAGTTGCTTCTTGTCGCTGCAATCATCTTGTTATTAGCAAGTCCCGGAGAAACAAAAATCTTCACTCCGTTAACAGTCAAACTTCCATTATTCCACCATTGTGTTCCCATGTTGTTCACACCATTTGCACCTAAACCTGCTGCTGCAAATCCACCCAATGCTTGGACGTAAAACTTTGCAATGCTAGAAGGTACATAAAGAAATAAATCTTCTTTTCCGTAAAGTGCTGCAGGAATAGCATCCACTACCCTAGATAATTGAGCAATTACGTTCGCAGCATCAACACCACCACCAACGGCAGCAACATCTACAACTGTGTCATCACCTGCTAGAAGTGTTTCATATCCGTTAAATTCACCAACGTTTGCAGCGAATCCTTGAAACATTGTGGTTTCAGTCTTTTGCGCAACTTCAGCAGCAACATG